CTGTATCTTTCCCACCATTCTTCTCTTATGCGTCTTAAAACATCGTTTTCCGCAAACTGCATTTGATTTTCAAAATCCGTAATACCAAACCCTAGTATATCTGGCTGTATCTTTTGTAAATCGCTGTGAGCAACACTAAATAGAGTGGTAGCCATTATTCAGCCTTTTTTGTTTCTGGTTTCTTTGTTTCTTTCGGTTTTTCCGCTTTTGCCGGTGGTGCAGGTTTATCTACAAATTCTTTGAACCCCCTTAACTCATAGGTTGCTTTGTTGGCTTCATAATCTGCTTTAAGACGTTGAATAACCTTACCATTTCTTTCAAGTTTAATCATACTCATATTAATACCTCAAAAAATAGGGGTGGTTTCCCACCCCATAAGTTTTAGTTGATTACTGATTCGTTGAGCATTTCGATTCCATAAGAATCGTGCAGTTCACCAACTCCGTAGACGGCAGTAGCTACGATTTCATCTGCTCTTAATGAAGCATCTCTTTGAGTTTCAATTTTCAAGTCTTGCATCATTGCCAAACCTAAAGCGTCCTGTGAAAAGATACCACCTTTACAGTTATCTGTATCAGAAGTTCCATCAACATTTGAAGATTCAAAAATTTGAACACCTGCAATAGTTCCGATAAATCCAGTTCTCATTGCTTCGTTTTGAAGATCACCACCATTCGGATTAACAAATGTATTAGTGAGTGACTTCTTTACGTTGTAGATAACTTTCGGATTAAATACGCCATAATAAGGCATTGGAACATTAGCCTGTCTAAGTGTTGCAACAGCTTTGAAGATATTATCTATAGTCAATTCTGTTCCTGCACCACCAATACTTGTTGAGAAACCATCAAATAGAGCAATCAAGTCTGTGTCCATCTTTTTTGCAATAGCTTCACCAAATAACCTACCAATGTCACCTGCAACATTTCGTGATGCTGAATTTCTGGCTAAATCGGTTAAAGTGGTCATGATTCCTTGCTCTGATGCTGTGATAGTTACAGAACTTGGGTTCACGGCTGTGTTTGACAAGTCAGTCGCTTCATTTACGGCTGATGCTGACACTGTTGCGTAGATTGGTACTTCAACAGACTTACCGCCACCTGCAATAGTGTAGTTTCTGACTAGGTTTCGCATTATTGACTGCTCGCTTGCTACGAACAATGCTTCCGCTACGATTTCGGTGTAGAGTTCCGAAATGGTACTACTGGTTGTTTCATTTGCCATTGTTTACTCCTTTAAATAAAACAAATTAGGGGTTTGAGTTAATCACATAGGGTTTAGAATTTCGGTGCTTTCGATATTCAGCATACTTCTTTCTGTCCTCTGGATTGTTCATATCTAAATCACTCAGATTTAAAGGCTTATTGAGTTCTTGCCTATCCACATTTGACACAGAGCCAGAACCACTAGGGGTTGCACTGACAAAGTGAGGGTTTTGTGTAAGAAACTCTTGAACCAGTTCGTCTGTGGTCAAAAGTTCACCCGACTTATTGTATCTTGGTATTCCATTTTTATCAAGAATTTCTACGTTACCACTTTCATTAAGTTGAATATTGTTTTTTAACAACTCAACAACTTGGTCTGGATTAATCGCTTTATTCCTTGATGCTGAAGATAATACCGACTTATTTATCTTTATATCTTTTAGCTGACTTTCTAAATTTTCTTTTTCTTTGTTGAATTCTTGTGTTCTGGTTTTGAGTATTTCTTCAAACTCACCCTTTTGAATACGTTGCTTTTCTTCTGCGTCTTTCTGTGTTCTTACAGCCTTCACAGCAACATCAAAGTCATCAACACCAAGTTTTTTATACCAAATACCTCTTTCTTTGGCTATTCGTTTTCTAACGATTTCATTCATTTCATCTTCTGTGAATATTACCTCACTTGATGTTTCCTGTACTGGTTGCACTTCTTCTTCCGTCTTTTCAGTAGTCTGTTCTACTTGGGTTTCTTCAGCCATTTATAACTCCTATATATCCCAATCTGGGTTAGTTGGAATCCAAGTGTGCCGACAACGATAACCGCCACGAACGATAAATGGGTCACCTGTGGACTTGCCTTGCCACCCTTGATTATTCCAAGTATCCCGAATTTCTTTTTCGGTTAATGTTTTATTTAACATATCTCTGCAAAAAGGTCTACTATCTCTTACTAATGTTCCTGTATAGGTAAAATGCTTTAACCCTGCATCTTTTGCTTTAGCAACTGTAAACTGTCCGTGAAACTGCATTACTGAATCGTGAGCAATCTGACTTGCGTAACGTCTAAGGTTATTTCCTGCCCTGTCACTTGCGTATTGCGTGTGTAGCTTTCTAACTGCTTCCTCAATTTCTGCTTTCTTAGAATTATCAAATTTGTTTTCGTTTATAAAGTCTACCAGTTCATTTATTTCTGCGGTGTTCGACCTCTTATACACTCCATTTATATGTGAACGAATATTAGCTACCATGTCCTCAAATGGTCTTCCTGCTATTGTGCTTTGGTATACTTCATCATTTATTACTTTTAAAAATCGTTCGGCTATATCTTCAAAGCCACTAAAGGACTGTGTTTTGAGTGCGTTCAATGTTGTTAGGTCAACTTCCGTTAGGCTTTTGAACTTCTTAGGTATGGTCATTTCTCCAAACGTATCTAAAACCTCTTTTGCTATCTTGTTATATTCTTCATTTATTATCGTATCGGCTTCGTCTAGGAATGTGGTTTCCACAAGGTTTCGGATTGTAGGTTGTAACTGAATAGCTAGTCTTTGTGAAACAAGTTTACCGCCTGTGGCTCTTGTGACTTCTTTGATTACGTCTTCTTCTAGCCTATAAAGTACGTCTATAATACGCTGTTCGTGCTGATCGGCTAATTTATCTAATATTCTGGACATTATAGGGGAAAGTCTTTTTTCCAAGCTTTTATAGACCAGAAAGCAGGTGATAATGATTTCTGACCTTTTACGTCTTTCAAAACACCACCCATTCTAGCTAAGAATGACCTTTGCCTTGCAGGTATGCTTCTTTTTATAGACATTCCCCTAGCACCAAATGTAACTTTGTTTATTTTACCAGTAGACTTATTTTTTACATAAACCCCAAACTTTTTACGCTTAGATTCTTCTGTAGTTAATCTAAAAGGTTTATTTAGTTTAACGTCTTTACCTCTATACTTCGCCATTACTTTCTTTTTCTCTTTGATGCTCTTCTGATTATATCTTTATCAAATGTACCAGAACGACCCCTGCTTATTAGCTTGTTGACTCTAGCCATCGCCCAAGCGTTCATAGGTATTTTTGGTCTTGACCCTGCACCAAGAAACGCTCCTTGACCTCTACGAAAACTAGCTTTCAAATCTGCTAAATTAAATAATTTTGATTTCTTTGCTTTTGCTCTAAGTGTTTTCAAAACTGATGCAGACAAAGGTCTTCTTCTAACTGCCATTATGTCCTGTTCCTTCTTCTTAGTAATGATCTAGGTATTCTTGCACCTGCTTTATATAAAGCACTTACTTGTTTCAATAGACTTGCTCTAGCACTTCTTTTTGCACCTTTCAGACCAGAAAGATATTTTTTAGGAATACCAGTTCTTTTATCTTTCGGAACTAACCTACGTTTACGCTTCTTCTTCAACTGTCTGCCCTTCTACTTCTGTGGTTTGAAATTGACCTCTTACTGTCCTATTCGCGTCTATTTCTTCATTTATTGTTCGCATCATATCGCTATCGTCTATGACTGCCTGTGCTATCTGTTTGTCTAGTTCCTTGTTGAATGTTTCGGACTTGATACCACTAGCTTTTGCCATTTGTAAGTATTGAAGATCATTTGCCCAATCCCTTATATCAAATGTGTCTGGATAGTTTATAGAACCATCAAACTGTTTATCTTGCCACATAGCAAACAAACCCCATATCTGTTCTTCTGCGTTCTCAAGATAATCGGCTTTTTCTGATAATCTGGCGTTCAATAACTGAAATTCTGTTTGTAGAGCAATCCCACTAGCTATTTGTGTACCTGTTGCCCTTACTGAACCCATGTGTGTTATCCTGTCAATAGCGTCTACTTTGTTTTGAATACACTTCATTATTCCATCTAGGTTTTGACCGCTAGGCTGTATTATGTAAGGCTTAAGACTTGCTTCTAGGTCTTCTGGTATCTCTATTATAGCTCCTGCACCTGCACTAGCTTCAACATTAGGTGTTTTTACAAGACTTGGGTGGTTTGCTAGTCTGATAAGTTGCTCTTTTTCGGAATAGTCGTTGTAAATAGATTGTTGTAAATAGGCAACATCCGCAAGATCACTAATTCCTATTGGTCTTTTAGCACCCCTTAAATTATAGACATTGACCGCAGGGATTTTTCCTATTGGGTTTGGTACTTCCTCTAATAATCGTGCATCCCCTTCTGTGTATTCTTCTGAATAATCCTCAACCTCATAGGTGCTTATTGTTTCTTCTGTAAATACTTTAATTATTGCTCTATCTAAATTTATATCTTCCACCACCATCAGCATATCCAGATAGAACCGACCGCTTGCTGACCGCCTGTAATTCCAGTTTACAACGTTTTCTGGGGTGTAAATACTGATATAGGGTCTAATGTCCTGTGCTAGTTCTTCTGCTCTTGTCTTTGCGTTTGACTGTGGCTTATCGACTATCACCCAACAATTACCATAAATACTAGCGTTCATTTGTACTTCACGCATTACAGTATTGAAGTTTCTACCATCTAAGTCAGCATCCACCAGAAACGAACTTAACTGTTCATCGCCATCTAAAGACCCATAATCTCTTGTTGGGGGAACACGCCATAAAAAGCTTGTGTATATCTGAACGACATTCTTGCAATGGTTATCAACAGGGGTGTGTCTTATTCTTGCGTCATATT